AAGCAGTTGGTGGTTTAGGATTTAAAACATCTGAGTTTAGTGTATCACCTCCAGCTGCTAATGCTCCAACAACTATAGATACTAATAGTCTTGGAAAGTCTTTTACAGGTGGAACACCTGGTGCAATATTTAAAGCTTCATATGATCAACCTACAGACACAATAAGGGTATACCTTGAAAATCAAGCATCCAGTAATGCAACACAAGTGTATGACTATTCGTACAAGGTGACCGTATTTTATAAATAATAAAAACAAATATCATGGAAATAATTGAAATAGTAAGAAAAATTTTAGCTGGCGGAGAACCTATATTTGATGTTCAATACAGTTTAAGAGTTGAGAATTGTGATGGATTATACAGAGTAATAGCAACTACTGTAGAAGGTCCTGGACAAAAACCAACAGACCTAAGAACACTTGGATGTAATGAAGTTGATGAGTTGTTAGCTTTAGTAGGAGGAGCAAAATAATAAGACTATGAATAGTAATGAAGACTTCTTTGATGATGACACAGGTTTATCAGATGTAGATAAGATAAACTTACAGAATAGAATTGTTGAAGATGCATTCTATAATTCTTACTTAGTCATTACTAAAAGAACCACATTTGATATTCTCATGGAAGAGTGGAATGATGGATCTATTGGTACTGCATTACTTGCTCATGATCCAGATACAGGACCTAGAAAAGATCAGTTAATCAATATGATCTTATACTACAGTGAGGCAGATCGTGAAGAGTATGAGAAGTCAGCAGAGCTGCTAAAGGAACTTCATGAACTATATCCTGAAACAGTGGGACAAGACCTCATCTAACCATCTACCAAGATGAAACCAAAAACAATAGAAATGGATTATCTCTATGGAGAAATTACAGGAATTGAAGAGTCTATCAAAGCTTTAGGCCTCAACAAAGACTCAATAGTTTTTGATATAGGTGTAGGAAAAGGTACTTTTCTTTGCCAACTTCTAAAGACTGTAGGTTGTAAAGGAATTGGTGTAGAACCGCAATCTAACAGAATAGTAGAGGCTAGACAACTAAGAAAAAAGTATAATCTAGAAGATGATCTAGAACTTATCAATGCTCACTATCCATGCAAAATAGGATCTACTCCTACACATGCTATTCTACATGGGTGTGCTTTTAGATCAGAAACAATAGATTCAATATATAAGGCGTTGCCATCAGGCATAATAATACTTCATAATTCGCCACCCCTACGTAAAGCGTATCACAAAGTAAAACAAGCAAAGGAGGTGCGTATACCTACAAATTACGTAAAGACGGGTAGTGTATTTTACGTTTTCAAAAAGTAAGCGTCAAACTTTTATTATTTAAACTTAATTTGTATATTTGTTATATATACTAATTAAAAATCAACATTATGGCACAAGTCAAACAAATGCCTCAGCAGGCAGCATCAGAAGATGTAAAAGAGCTATCTAAAGAAGAAATTGCAAAGCGTAAGCAAGAAGTTTCTAATTTCTACAAGGAGAATATAAAACACCTTAAGATTCAGAAAGAATATGAAGGTCTACTCACTGAAATTGAGGAGTTGAGAGCAAAAAGATTACAAGCGCAAATGTTCCAAGCACAAGCGTATCAAGGTATGGATGAAAAGGAGGATCCATCTCAAGCTTCGGTAGACTTTGACAAAGTAAAAGATCAGGGTGATATTAAAAAAACTTTAAAACGTAATCAATGAAATTAATTAAAAAAGGATCAAAAGGAGATGAAGTAAAAAGACTACAAAGTATTTTAAAAATACAAGTTGATGGTCATTTTGGACCACAAACTGAAAAAGCAGTAATTGCTTTTCAATTATCAAGAGACCTAAAACCAGATGGTATAGTAGGTAATAATACATGGGGATTATTAATCCATGGCAATAATGCTGTAGATACAGGTATTGGAGAAGACACTGATACTAACTCTCAATATTTTGAAACAAGATTTGGGCAAAGAATACACAGACATTATTTAAGTAAAGGTGAGTATTTAGAAAACAAGCCTGGTAAGAATGAATATTTTTTCTTACATCATACAGCTGGTGGATCAGATCCATATAGATGTATAGACCATTGGAATAGAGATAGCAGGGGGCGTGTAGCTACAGAATTTGTGCTAGGGGGACAGAACTATAGAAATGGAGATGATGAGCATGATGGAATCATGGTTCAAGCATTTCCAGAAACTGGCTATGGTTGGCATTTAGGAAAGACTGGTTCTGGTTATATGAACAGACACTCTATTGGTATAGAGATATGTTCAATAGGTTATTTAGATGATGAATATAAAAGTTATGTAGGTAAGCAAGCACATCAATCTCAGGTGGAAGTTTTAAATGAACCATTCAAAGGCAAAAAGTTTTGGCATACATATTCAGATAAGCAAATGGAACAAGTTGAGCTTCTTTTAAAGTTTATAGAGGATAGAGATCAAATAGATATGAGAATAGGTTTACAACAATGGATAAAAAAGTACGGACCTACAAAAGCATTTGAGTTTCATCAAGATGCATATGAAGGTAAAGTAAAAGGGTTATTATCACACACTAATGTAAGAAAAGGTAAGATGGATGTATACCCAGATCCTAGACTTGTAGATATAATAATGAGTTTCTAATGGCAGTAGTAAACAAAGTAGAGCAAAAAGTAAAGGTTACTTTACCGCAAGTGATTAAGTATCAGATACTTACACATTGTTTTTTTAATGATATACATATTAGTAAATCAGAATTAGATTTACTTGCAGAGCTATCTACAAATCCAGGTATTGAATTACCTGTGTTTTGCAAAACTGTTACTGAAAAGAAAATATTTAAAAGTCAACAATCAGCTAGAAATGCTATTAATAAAGCTGAGAAAAAAAAGCTACTAAATAAAGAAGGCAAGAATAAAAAGAATATTTATATAGCTGAGGAGATGAATATACAATCTAAGGGTCTTGTATTATTAGATATTAAAATATTAGGTGGTGAAGAATATATATACTAAAAGAATAAGCTGTGAAACCAAAGAATCATAATGATTTTAAAGAAGGTATTTCTACAGAAGTTGGAGTACATAAAGAAGTTGTAGATGATTTTATAACATACTATTATGCACAAGTTAGAAAAGCTTTGGGTAACTTATCTGCAGTAAATATTTATGTAGAAGGTCTTGGTACTTTTTCAATGAAAAAGAATAAAATAGAAAAGGCTATAAAGAAAAATAAAAGCATTTTAGGAAATCTAAAAAAGAGAACCTATAATGGTATGGAAAAAACACATGCAGTAAATGATAAATTAAAAGTTCAAGAAAATGCACTTAAGATGATTGAAGAAAATATTCAGCATAAAAGAGAATTTAAAATGAAAAGAAATGAAACTGAATAAATTTTTAGGTGCTTTTAAAAATCCTCTGCAGATTGCAGAAGGAATAATCAATAAAACTTTTAAAAAAGAGCATGTAGAAGCAGAGGCTGCGCTTAGATGGTCTATATGTAAGCAGTGTGAGTATTTAGATACTAAAGGTAATGAGTGTTTAGTTCCGGCTACACAACCATGCTGTAGTGAATGTGGTTGTAGTCTTAGTCTTAAAACAAGAAGCTTATCATCTGATTGCCCTAAAGGTAAATGGATTGCTCTAATAAGTGAAGAGCAAGAAGATGAATTAAATAAACAAATAGGAAATGAGTGATTTAGATAAATTAAGACAGGATAAAACTTATGGTTGGAAACCTGGTAAGACAAGTTCTAAGAATATTAAAGAGCAAATTAGAGATCTTAGAAAACAGTATCCAAATAATCAAGAGTTTGGTGAAGCTATAGCAAAACTAATAAGAAAATGGGGTTAATATTTAAAGAAGAAGGTCACGTATATAAAAGCACTGGTTTAGAAAAAATTGATTGGACTAGTGTTACATCCTTTGTTGGTATGTTTAAACCTCAGTTTGATGCAAAAAGTCAGGCAGCTAAATCATCTAAAAACAAGAGATCTAAGTGGTATGGAATGAAACCAAAAGAAATTTTAGAAGCATGGGATAATGAATCTAAAAGAGCAATTAAATTAGGAAACTTTTATCATAATCAAAGAGAGGCTGATCTTTTGAATTTTCAAACCATAGAAAGATCAGGTATTGAAGTTCCAATCATAAGACCATTATTTGATGAAGAATCTGGTGATAAAATAGCTCCAGAACAGAAACTATTTGATGGAGTATATCCAGAGCATTTTGTCTATTTAAATTCTATAGGGGTATGTGGTCAAGCTGATTTAGTAGAAGTTGTAAATGGTGTAGTAAATATTACTGATTACAAAACAAATAAAGAAATTAAAACTAAAGGTTTTACAAATTGGGAAGGTATTACTAATAAAATGTATAATCCTATTGGTCATTTAGATGATTGTAATTTTAATCATTATTCATTACAAATGTCAATTTATATGTATATTATATTAAGGCACAATCCTAAATTAAAACCTGGTAAGCTTACATTACAGCATGTAAAGTTTAAACAATTAGGTGAGGATAAGAATGGTTATCCAATAAATGAACATATAGATGGAGAACCAGTATTAGAGGAAGTTATAATGTATGAAGTGCCTTATTTAAAAGCTGAAGTAAAAACATTAATTAACTGGTTAAAAAATAAATAATATGGCAACATTTCTTGAATATAGAATAGCAACATTAGACGCTGGTAATATAGTTGCTGATCCTGGAGAAAAAGGTTTCATTGTAAAAGAAGAAGTAGTATCTGCTAGAAGAGCATTTACACCAAAGATAAGTCAAGGGACTTGGCCACCAACAACTAGCGGATCCATAACTTATGAACCTTCTTATACTGAAGTAAGTTTAAAAAGCGGTGCAGTTGTTATTATAAAACGTAATCTTGCAGATTTTAAAAGTGATATGGGAGTATGATAGTAAAATTATTTGATGTACAAAACTCTGAATTAGTACTAACGGAGCACTGTTATTCTTTAGATTTCTTGAAGTCTATAATGGATGAGTATCCTGACACCTACATGAGTATATATAAATATCTATTTTATATGACATGTCCTAGTCCAGATATGAATCCTTTCTTTCATTTACCAGAAAATGACAAAGAAGAAATTATCATAGAAGAAGTAGGTTTAGAAGATTCTGTAGAAGATCCAAAGATTAAGTTTGCTTTAGATAGATGTGAAGCAATGTATGAATCACCTACACATAGGGCATATCTTGGAATTAAGAAGGCTTTAGATAACATGGCTACGTATATGGCCAATACACAAATAACGGATGGTAGAGACGGTAATATAAGCCAAATAAGAGCTGTAGCAAAAGACTTTGATGCTATCAGACAATCATTTAAAGGAGCATATAAAGATTTACAAGATGAACAACAGACATCTGTAAGAGGTGGGCAAGGTTTAGCTTATGATCAGTTGTAATATGAAACATATAACTACACATCCAATAAAAAAATCAGATTTAGGATTTCATGGCAACCTCTTTGGAGGAAAGCTTTTAGCATGGTTAGATGCAGCAGCAGCTAGTTTTGCAACAGAAGTATGTGACACACCAAGAATGGTAACTAAAGCTATAGACAAATGTGTATTTGAAAAGCCAGCTAAAGAAGGACAATTACTAAAGCTCTATGGAGATGTTGTATCAATTGGTAAAACAAGTATAGAACTTAGTATCCAGGCAAGAAGTCATAGTGTTTATGATGGTCATCAAAGAGTTATACTTACAACAAACATATTTTTTGTGAGAATAGATGAACAAGGTGATCCTATACCTATATCAAATAAAGTAAAAGAAAAATATAACAAAGATGTCACAAAAGATTAAAGAAATACCATCATATTATATTGGTAAGTATCATGGATATGAAGCAAGGAAAGTAGTAGAAGATTTTGATCTATCATATAATACCGGGACTGCTGTTAGTTATTTACTAAGAGCTAATAATAAACATAAAAAACCGCAGGAGTGTATTGAGAAAGCTATACATCATTTGCAGTTTGAGTTAGATAGATTAAAATTAAAAAAGAAATAATTATGGAAAACACAAGACTAATATCTGCTTTGCATGCAAAAGCAACGGCAGACAAAGAAAAAGCATTAATGGCTTTAAATTTAATGATTAACAATGCAGTAGGTGTAGGTGATCATACAGCTGATGATCTTATGAAAGATGCAGAGAAATCATTAGATCTGTTATGTAGTGCAGAAGATAGACTCACAATAATAGAGACATTCTTTTTAGAAACTGCAGATAATAATGAAGAATAAAATTTAAAATATGAAAGTAATACCAGTAGGAAGAAAGATCCTAGTAAAACCAGAAGAAGCAGCAGAGTACTTTAAAGGTACAACAATACTTATTCCTGAATCACAACGTAAGCAAGAAGCTAAAGGTATTGTAGCAGGTGTAGGAGAAGGAGTTGCTCAAATTAAACCAAATGATCTAATACAGTATAGTGATAATGCTTCTATAGTTAAAATGCAACATAATGGAGAAGAGCATTATTTAATTAATGAAGGAGATGTCTTTGCAATTCTCAGAAGCTGATAGAGAAGTTGTAGCTATATGTAGCAACTGTAATCATAATAGAGCTAGATTCTTGTATGTTATAGAACCAATGCATGGAATTGCAGAATGTAATAATTGCTCTCATGCTGTGCATATACAATTTTTAAGAAACTCAAAGTTTAGCAAATTTGAAAAGGATAATACCAACATATGATAATGGTGAATGGACTACTACCTCATTTGAAGAGGAAGAGTTTAAACAATTTTTAGTTGGTTTATTTAAAGAGCCAGGTAAATATAATTTTAATGAAACATCATTTAAGTTTAATCAAGAAGCAAGAAACTTTAATGATACTGGAGTTTACTGTGATAAGCCTTTTAGATCTAAAGATTTTATAAAGTATTGGGATGATGAAAAGACTAAGTGCAGAGAAGGAGTAATATATAAATCAAAAGATAAAACTTGGTATCTTACTAGAGACTATTACATGTGGTTAAACTTCTTACCAATCTTTGATAAAGAAGAAAAGAAGTATGGCTTTGCTAAGGTTAGAGACGCACAATATCATATGGCACTCTATGAGATACTAGCAGAACTACACAATAAGCACTGTGCTATTTTTAAGAAAAGACAGATTGCAAGCTCATATTTTCATATGGCTAAGCTAATAAATACATATTGGTTTGAAGCAGGTAGTGTATGTAAGATAGGTGCTTCACTAAAAGATTATATAAATGATAAAGGATCATGGAAGTTTTTAGATGAGTATAAAGACTTTTTGAATGAACATACCGCATGGTATAGACCTAGCAATCCAGAAAAAGTTTTACTATGGCAACAACAAATAGAAGTTAGAGTTGGTAATAGAAAAACAAATAGAGGTTTAAAATCTAAAATACAAGGTGCATCTTTTGAAAAGAATGCAACAACTGGTGTTGGTGGTCCTACAACTTATTTCTTTCATGAAGAGGCGGGTATTGCACCTAAAATGATGGACACATATGAATATCTAAGACCTGCAATGACATCCGGTATGTTAACTACAGGTATGTTTATAGCAGCTGGATCAGTGGGTGATCTTGATCAGTGTAATCCATTAAAGGAAATGATATTGAATCCTACTATAAATGACATATATGCTGTAGAAAGTAATCTATTAGATAAAGATGGAACAATAGGTTTATCTGGTTTATTTATACCTGAGCAATGGTCTATGCCACCACATATAGATGAATATGGAAACTCTAAAATAGAAGAAGCATTAACAGCTATATTTGAAGAAAGAGAACGTTGGAAGGATGAATTAAATCCAGAACAATATCAGTTGCGTATATCACAGAAACCCACTAATATAGCAGAAGGGTTTGCTTATAGAAAAGAATCAATATTCCCACAAGGTCTATTATCAAAACAATTAAAACGTATAGATGAGAAAGAGTACTCTTATGAACATCTTGAACTAGAAAGAGATGAAGGTGGTATTGTTGCTAAGAGATCAAACAAATTACCTATATCACAGTTTCCTGTAAATAAAAAACAGTCTGATAAGAGCGGTGTATTAGTTGTATGGGAGAGACCAACAAAGAACCCTGAGTTTGGAACTTACTACGCTTCTATTGACCCTGTATCAGAAGGTAAAACTACTACATCAGATTCATTGTGTAGCATCTTTGTATATAAGAATCCAGTTGAAGTAACAAGAGAAACAGTAAATGGATTAGAAACGTTTATAGAAAGAGATAAAATTGTTGCTTCATGGTGTGGCAGATATGATGACATAAATAAAACTCATGAGCAGTTAGAAAAAATTATAGAGTGGTACAATGCATGGACTGTTGTTGAGAATAATATATCTCTATTTATACAACATATGATCTCAAGAAGAAAGCAAAAGTACCTTGTACCAAAACAACAAATTTTATTTTTAAAAGACCTTGGGTCTAATAGAACAGTATACCAGGAATATGGATGGAAAAATACAGGAACACTCTTTAAGAATCATTTAATATCCTATGGTTTAGAATTTTTAAGAGAGGTTACAGATGAAGAAACTGATCAAAATGGATCAGTTACATCACAGACTTTTGGTGTGGAAAGAATACCTGATCCTATGTTAATAAAGGAAATGCTAGCATATTACCCTGGTCTTAACGTGGATAGAATGGTATCATTCTGTGCATTGATTGCTTTTGCTAAGGTGCAACAATCAAATAGAGGATATAGTAAAAGACGTGAATCTGAATCAGTAAAACCTTTGGATAAGTCCCAAAATTTGTTTAAATTAAAGTATAGTCCGTTTAGTAATATTGGACGTAAGAGTAGTAAAACAAGTTACAAAAGGAAGAGATCTGGATTTAAAAATTTTAGATAATGATATATTATTCTACATCTACAGATAATAATGGTTATATTTATATATATACCAAACAGAGTAGTGAGCCAATCATATACACCATAACCATATAAATATGAGAGTATTAAATGCAATGCAATTAAAGAGTGGAGCAAAAGGTGAAGGATACCCAACCTCATCAAGTCTTACACAACCTATTCAGTTTTTACCATCTAAGAAGAAAGATGATGACTGGAGAGCATGGAATATGGATTGGTTAGAGCTCCAAGGTTTGGAGTTTCTAAGATTAAATGCAAGGAGATTACTGAAGAACTATAAACTTGCAAAAGGTATTATAGATAAAACTGATTACATTGTTGAAGAAGACAATGAGTACAAAGATTTAATGGATGTACTAACTAAAGAAGATAGCTCTGCTTTAGAACTCAAGTTTTATCCTATTATTCCTAATGTCATAAACGTACTATCCGGTGAGTTTTCAAAGAGATATTCTAAAGTACAATTTAGGGCAGTAGATGACTTATCATATAATGAGCTTCTTGAAGCTAAAAGAATGCAAGTAGAAGAAAACTTACTTGCTGATGCAGAAGCTAAGCTTATTGCTAAGATGTTAGAGATGGGTATGGATCCAAACTCAGAAGAAGCAAAACAACAAATGTCTCCTGAGAATATAAAGTCACTTCCTGAAATAGAAGATTTCTTTTCTAAGGATTACAGAAGTTTAGTAGAAGAATGGGCATCACATCAAACTAATGTTGATGAGGAAAGGTTTAAAATGCAAGAACTAGAAGAAAGAGCATTTAGAGATATGCTTATTACTGATAGAGAGTTTTGGCATTTCCGTATGTTAGAAGATGATTATGATATAGAGTTATGGAATCCTGTATTAACATTCTATCAAAAGTCACCAGATACTAGATATATATCAGATTCTAACTTTGTTGGTAAGATTGATTTAATGACAGTTGCTGATGTAATAGACAAGTATGGTTATCTAATGACTAAAGATCAACTAGAGTCATTACAAAAGATATATCCAGCAAGATCAGCAATGTATCAGGTAAATGGATATCAGAATGATGGATCTTACTATGATCCTTCTAGGTCTCATAAGTGGAATACTCAAATGCCAGGATTAGCATATAGACAATATGCAAGTAACTGGTCAAATGATCCTGCAAGAGGAGGAGATGTAATTAGTTCAATACTAAATGAAGGTGAAGATGTAACAGCTTGGGGTGAAGGTGAACTTATGAGAGTAACTACATGTTATTGGAAAACACAAAGAAAGATAGGACACCTTACCAAGATAGAATCAGATGGAGAGATAACTCAAGAAATTATTGATGAAACATTCAAAGTAACTGATAAACCTATATATGATACTTCTATATTCAAAAACAAGAATAGAGAAAATTTATTACAGGGTGAGCATGTAGATTATTTCTGGATAAATGAGGTTTGGGGTGGTGTCAAAATTGGTCCTAATCTACCAGCAATGTGGAGAACTAGTATGTCAGCTGACAACATAAATCCAATATACTTAGGTATTGATAGAACTAAACCAGGTAGATTACCATTTCAATTTAAAGGTAATGAAACATTGTATGGCTGTAAGTTACCAGTAGAAGGTAGAGTATTTTCTGATAGAAACACAAGATCAACTTCACTAGTAGATCTTATGAAAGCATATCAAGTAGGATATAACATGGTAAATAATCAGATAGCAGATATCTTAGTAGATGAACTTGGTACTGTTATTATGTTTGACCAAAACGCACTACCACGTCATTCAATGGGAGAAGATTGGGGTAAGTCAAATTATGCTAAAGCATATGTAGCAATGAAAGATTTTCAAATGCTACCTCTTGATACTTCTATAACTAATACAGAAAATGCAACTAACTTTAATCATTATCAGACTCTAAACATGGAGCAGACAAGTAGATTAATGTCTAGAATTCAGCTTGCTAATTATTTTAAACAACAATGTTTTGATTCTATTGGAATTAATCCACAGCGTTTGGGTGCGCCTATTGGTCAAGAAACAGCAACAGGTATTGTACAAGCTCTTAATCAATCATACGCACAAACGGAAACTTATTTTACTCAGCACTCAGATAACCTGATGCCAAGAGTACATCAAATGAGAACTGACTTAGCTCAATTTTATTATAGTACTAATCCAAGCGTAAGATTATCTTATATATCTTCTGAAGCAGAAAAAGTAAACTTTACAATAAATGGTACAGATCTCTTGATGAGAGACTTTAATATTTTCTGTACAACTAAAACAAATCATAGACAGACTTTAGAGCAGCTGAAACAATTAGCTATGACTAACAATACATCAGGTGCTAGTATTTACGATCTTGGTAATATCATCAAAGCAGATAGTATTGCTGAAGTTTCAGATATACTTAAAGATGCAGAAACTAAACAACTTGCACAAAGACAGCAAGAAATGCAACAGCAACAGCAAATGCAGCAAGAACAAATTAAAGCTAAGCAACAAGAAGAACAAATGAAACTTCAGTTTGAGCAGCAAGAAAATGAAAAAGAAAGACAGAAAGATATTACTGTAGCTGAGATTAGAGCTTCTGGTTATGGTGCAATGCAGGATATAAATCAAAACATGCAGTCAGATTTCCAAGACTCTTTAGAAGATATTAGAAAAAGAGCTGAGTATAGAGAGACTATGAATTTTAAGAGACAAGATGCAGCAACTAAGAATGCAATGCAGACTCAGAAGTTAGAGATAGAGCGTGAAAAACTTTCTACGCAAAGAGATATTGCTAATAAAAATTTAGAAATAGCAAGAGAAAACAAGAATAAGTATGATGTAAAGGGTGGAGATAAAATTGCAAAAGACGAAAAAAATAAGTAAATTATAATTAAAAGAAGTTTAAAATGAATACTATATTACAAGATATACTAGGATTATTTACAAGAAAAAAAATAATTACTAGTAAGCAGTTAAAAGATAATGATTATTTAGCTGTAGCAGAGATTAAAAGCACAAGAGTAGGTGTACCATCTGAAAGAGATGTTAGACTTATAAAAGCATCAGAGATTGTTCCATCCCCAGAAGAAAAATTATATGATACACCATTATCTGTATCTGACAGTGTTACATTAAACTTAAATGATTCAGATTATTTCTTTATTAATGTGCCAGCTATGATAGGTAATGGTAGCAGTGATCCAATTAGTATAACTTTATTGCCAGGACAGTCTTCTCAGTTTGTAGGCACTAAACAAATTGTAATATTAAATAGTGTTAATTGGACAGGTAGTTGGAACTGGACAAATGTTAGATGGTCAAATGGTGTTGATCCAGTTTGGAGTGTATCTCAAAATGATAAGTATGATGTTGTTACAATTACTGGTCATGCTAGAGGAACAACAGATTACTTAGGTGCTGCTTCAGTTAATCATTAAAATAATTTAAAATGAAAATACCTTTTGCATTTTGGGGTCAAGGAGAAAGTGACATTCCTATTGTTGCTGGTGTTAAGGTTATAAACACAGACCTTAATGAAGTTGAACTTGAATATACTATGATTAGTTCAGG